GGCTGCAATATACCTGCATCGCTTTGTGTGTCGATTGCCACCGCAATCCAGTAATGGGATGGCATGGGCAAAAACGTGCATGGGCTATCAATAAAATGGAAGAAATAGACGCACTGAATGAAACTATCCGAGGATTGTGCGAGGAAATGCCCACCAAAGGGTCTAAAAGCCCTTTCTAGGCGTTTTTAAGCATGGGTTAATGGGGTAATCGGGTAAAATGCCTTAAATGGCAAATAAACGCACTTCAAAAGCACATAGAAATGAACTGCTCAAGTTATATGGGCATAGGTATGAACGCCATTGGAGTAGTCGGGCTGGCTGCTTTTATTGTGGTGACAAATGGTCAGAACTAGATCATTGTCCGCCATTGTCATGGTGCGACACAAAAGAACTAAAGTGGTTTAAAGAGAGAAAAATAGGGTTTTACCTTGTCAACTCATGCAAGGACTGTAACCGAGCACTAGACAACAAGCCTTTTTTTACCCTTCAAGAACGTGCCGATTACATACGAAAACGCCTAGAATCAAAATCAGAAAATCTAGTGCTATGGAATAAAGAGGAAATCGAGCAAATGAGCGATAGATTTCAAAAGACCATAGAAGCACGACAAGCCTTGCAAAACATCATGCTAGAACGCCTATGGTTCGCTCAAGAACTACAATTTAGGGCTGAGGACTTCCCTTGATATGCCAGACGTAAAAAAACCCTCCGTAGAGGGCTTTTGGGTTTATCGTTTTCCTGAGAGTATTCGCAGAACTAGGGCAATGCAAGCGTAGATCAAACTTCGCCCCTAAATTCTGAAAGTGTTAAATTTTTAGCGTAATAGTTATCACCTGATTTTTTAAAACAAGCATAAATTGGATAACCCTCTGCATTGTCGCTAAGTGGTTCACCTACTAAAAACCCCCTAGAATTTTGAGCACGAGGCGGCACTGATTCCAGCATATCCCAGTACATTTTTTGAGTGGTTTCAATCCATTCGCTAGGGTTTTTTTCCATTGCATCCCAAAGATTTTGCCATTCAAGTTTCATGCTACCACCTCATTTTCAGTTAATTCGTTAATCAATTCGCATAATTCATGCAAGTTATAAACACACCCAAAAACAATACCGCCCCCATATTGTTTATTGTGGAATTTTTTACCGCCTAATTTTCTCGATCTAATTAGGGCTAAATTGTATCGTTGACTAATATCAGTCTCAGATTTAGTATTTAGTTTGAAATAATGGCAGACATAACGAGGGTTTCCATTAACATCATTATTTACCCGTGTGAAATCGTCAATAGTTATCATATTAAAGCCTCTATATTGAAAAACCTAGTGAAATGACTAGGCCAATAACCCCCAATTAGAGGGTTATCAGTCTAAGCATTAGGATAACAGGGCTTTGCAAAGTAGATCAGCCTCATGTAGATCAATGGCTGACCTGAAAGCTTCTAAGTAGTCGGCAAATTGTGGGTGATCTGGTTTCATGTTGACACCGCCAGCTTTGCGGGTTGATTCGACAATAATTCCAGCACTATTAGCCAGATATGCTGCGTAATTGCTTGAAGTGTGTAGAGTGAGCATTGTTGACACCTATAAAATTACATATAAAAGCGGGTTTTATCAGCGGTCAACTCATTAAAGCGGTCAATGTAACGCTTAATTTGATCTTGATTGTCGTCAAATGTATTGTGAATAACGCTTGAGCGTTCTTTCATGAGCCACTGGTAATAGTAGTCTGAGCCTTCGGTTTCAAATAAGCTCAAGGCAAAGTCAGCGTCTATTGCGGCTTGATCTTCTGGAAAATTGTCGATTGCAGCTTGATAAAAAGTCATTGTGAACACCTATAAATTGAAAATTAGATTCTAGGGGCACAAAACCCCTAGGCAATAGGGACAAACCCTAGTTTTTGTCAATAGAATACATTGTGTGACCGATTGTGATAACCATAGACCCCGATTCCATTAGAGTATCAATCCAGCTTCTATCAATTTTGCACCATTGGGCACTATCAATAGGCAATGATTTTATGGTTTTCCAACCGTCATTATCGGTTTTTTGATGTAATGTGATAGTTATCATGTTTAGCCCCTTAAACCTTTTTAGACCACTGTAAACCCGCATCAGTAGCGTGATAAGTGTTAGCGTCAACATCATGCGATAAAAACCCATGACGTTCTAACGTGCTCATTATTTGCTGGAATTGATTTAATGATGCCCCATGAGACATGAGAGCACTATAAATAACGCCACTAGGTGCACCGATTGAATCAATATTTGCAGCTTCAATTATTCCCTTACCGATTGATTGAAGGGCTAAAATTTGTTGTTTAGTCATTGTGAACGCCTATAAAAGTTGAAAAAACCCCAGTGAGACACTAGGCCATAAACCCCTATCACTAAGGGTTTACAGTCTAATCACTGTATAGCATCAGTTTGTGAAATATGAAACACCGTAGACCTTCTGCAAAGCATAAAACTGTTTTCGCTATCCTTATCTTTTGCGGGTATCCATGTAACTACTTTAACCCCGTGCTCACCCTTGCGAACTTGTCTATTGAGTGCAAGCCAAGCATTGTATGTAAACACGTTTTCCCTAGGGATAATGTCAGAATGAGGGATACCCTTTTCAGCAAACCCGTGCAAAATTGCCTGATAATTTGCGAGAGAATCACCGTTTTTAGCCCTATTCAGTGATTCTATTGATTGTGTGATTTTGTCCATGATGTTTAACGCCTATTGAGTAAAATTAAGATTATTTGACTAAAACGTCAAAATAAGAGAGTAGACCTATGCAAAGCATTAGACCTAATGCAATGGCCGTCAGATAGTCTAAAAAAGTGTTTTTCATAGTTGGCCTTTTAAGCAAAGAAAACAGAGGGAATCGGCTTGTTGAAATTTGCAAGGGCTTTGCATGCTTTAGCGTAATGTGCTTTGCATGCTTCAATAGCTTCCAGTTCTGTTTTGAAGCTACCAATTTTGACAAGTTTGAAGTCATCGCCCTTGTTTAATACCGCTTTGCCTTGTGCTGTGTGATACGTGTAGATCATTTTTAACGCCTATTAGTTGCACTTTCCTATTGAAAGTAAAGTAATGATAGCAACAAAAAAAGAAAAAACTATTAGGACAAACCCTAATAAAGTACAATTATTTCAAATTATTTAATAGGTAGATCATGGGTAGACCTTCAACCCCTAACACTAAGTATTTCCAGCGAACACTTTCAAGCCCTGAAAAACAGATCATGCTTGCAGCTGGTGAGGGTAATATTTGCCGTGGATTTGAAAACATCTTAGCCTTCTATCAGTATGCTCACAATAGAGGGTATAGACCTACAATGGACATGAGTATTTTAAATATAGGTCGCGGGGAAACAGACAGCCCTAATCCAAGGGAATCAATAGATAAGGTAAGAGAGTACACAAGGGAATAAGACAATGCTAAACCTAATCAAGTAACCCAATAAAGAACCCGCCGTGTCTCTTACCCTTCTAAACGCAAATGAGAATCATTCGCATCTAGACCACTGTAAGGATAACCATGAGGGTAAACCCTGATCTGTATGGAAACACAGTAGGGTAAACGAGTAGGTAGAAACGATGGGGGGGGAGGGGGTAGGTTGGGTTGGTAGATATTTGTGTACCCGCCTATCCTCAGAAAAAGCTAAATTGAAAGGAAAACATGGAAACGACTCTAAAGCGTGGAAGAGGAAGACCAAAGGGAAGTGTGAAGATGACCATACAGAGGTTTGCTGACAATCCTCCCTTAGTGTTACCTAAGACAGACCATCAGAGGCTCAAGGAGTTGAAGGAGTTGATGATTAGGAGTGGGGGTAAGGATGTGGCTCAGAAGGTTATTGAGATAGCCCTTAATGATGACCATCCCCATCAATTGGTTGCTTTGAAGATGTGTTTAGATAGGACTCTTCCTATTAGCATGTTTGAAAAGGATAAGTCTCAGAGATCAGCAGTGACCATTAACATAACAGGGATTGGTGCTGAACCAGTTATTGTTGAGAATACTGAACAACCCCAAGACGTAGAGGCAAAGTATGGCTGATCTCAATTTCTCTCTCTTACCTTGGCAACAGACTGTTTTTGCTGATAAAACAAGGTTCAAGGTTGTTGCGGCTGGTAGGCGGTGTGGCAAGTCTAGGATGGCTGCCGTTACCTTGCTAATAGAGGGATTGAAGTGCCCTCCTGGTTCGGCAGTGCTCTATGTTTCGCCAACAATGGGGCAGTCGAGGCAAATCGTCTGGGACTTACTGCTAGACCTTGGTAGAGAGGTTATACAGAGCAGTCATGTGAACAACCTAGACATTACTCTGATAAACGGGGCTAGGATCTATGTTCGTGGTGCTGACAGACCTGATACGCTTCGTGGAGTCTCCTTGACCTATGCTGTACTAGATGAGGTTGCGGATATTAAGCCTGAAGCGTGGGAACAGGTCATTCGAGCATCACTTTCTGATAAACGTGGGAGAGCACTCTTTATTGGCACTCCTAAAGGGAGAAACTGGTTCTACGATACCTTTAAGTTGGGCGAGTCAGAGGATGATCCTGATTGGAAGAGTTGGCACTTCACGACTGCTGATAACCCTTTGATTGACCAAGCAGAGATAGATTCCGCTAAGAAGACCCTGAGTACCTTTGCTTTTAAACAAGAGTTTATGGCTTCGTTTACCAATGCGGGGTCGGATATTTTTAAGGAAGAGTGGATCAAATACGGGGTTAAGCCTGAACATGGAAGCTATTACATCGCTGTGGACTTGGCAGGATTTGAGGAAGTTGCCAAACAAGCGGCTAATTCTAAGAAGCGTCTGGACGAGTCTGCTATCTCGATAGTGAAGGTGACAGACGATGGGAAGTGGTTTGTTGAAAAGATAGAACACGGGAGATGGGATATTCGTGAGACTGCCTCTAAGATTCTGATAGCCATTAGAGACTACCGACCCCTTAGTGTGGGGATAGAGAGGGGGGCGCTAAAGAACGCTGTTTTGCCCTATCTAAGCGACCTGATGCGAAAGAACAACACTTTTGCTCATATCGTAGATTTGACCCACGGGAATAGAAAAAAAGCGGATCGAATCATCTGGGCTTTACAAGGAAGGTTTGAGCATGGCAGAATTGTGTTAAATTCGGAAGAAGATTGGGATGAGTTCGTAGACCAGTTAATCCTTTTCCCCGCACAAGGGGTTCACGATGACTTGCCTGACTCCCTTAGTTACATTGACCAACTTGCTGTCACTTCGTATATGGAAGAAGATGACTCCGAGGAGTGGGAACCAGTAGATATTATTAGTGGGGTATAAGAATGGATGCGGCTTTAACAAAGATTTTGCAAAAGGCTTCTGATAACCCAGAGTATCAGACGCTTGCGAATTACTTGATGAGCCGTAGATCAATGCCTCAAATGCAAAGAGAGTTTCTTGGGGACAATACTTTAGGTTCTTTTGTAACGCCAGGTTTTTTTAGTTCTGGGAAAGTGCCAGATAGAGGTATTCTAAAAGTAAATAGGAATGCCGAATACCAAGACCCAAGTACAGTTGTGCCTACAGTTACCCATGAAATGACTCATGCCGCTGAAAGACAACTGATTAAGCAATATTACGAAGTTAAAGCAAAACGAGATAAGAGTGAGCTTGAAACACAATTTATGAATAATTTTCAAAAGATTATCGGTTCAAGTAAACCAGAGATTGCGAATTGGTTAAAAAGTGTTGCCCCTGATTTTGCCAAACAAGGTGAAGGTTATCGTTCAACAAGCACAGAAGGATTGGCGTTTGGGTTGCAAAATGCCGCATTTGAAAATACTGGATCACAAAGATTTGCTCCAGAGCATATTGATCCTACAATCGCAACATCTTTAATGCTTTTAATAGACCAAGCTCAAAGAGTACAAAATCAACAACCTGCTGCTCAAGGTAGGTAAAGGACAATCATGGAATATCAAGAACCAACCGAGTCCGACAAGGAAATAGTTAACTTTGTTGTTAACCATTGTGATCGTTGGAGGGATTGGAGAGATGTTAACTGTCTTGATGATTGGCTAGAGTACGAGCGTATCTTCAATGGTGAGTGGGATGTCCAAGACAAGACAAGGGACTCTGAAAGAAGCCGTATCGTTACCCCCGCTACCCAACAAGCCGTAGAGACACGCCATGCCGAGATCATGGAAGCAATCTTTGGTCAGGGTGAGTTCTTTGATATTCAAGACGATATTCGTGATGTCAATGGTAGTCCTTTAGATGTTGCTGCCATCAAAGCACAACTCATGGAAGACTTTAAAGTAGACAAAATTCGCAAGTCTATTGACCAGATTGAGTTGTTGGCTGAGATTTATGGTACTGGCATTGGTGAGATTGTTGTCAAAACAGAGAAAGTCTATGTTCCTTCTACTCAGGCAATACCTGGTCAAATAGGTCAAGCCGCTATCGGAGTAGTAGAACAAGACCGAATCGCAGTCAAGATTGTTCCTGTTAACCCCCGTAACTTCCTGTTCGACCCTAACGGAACATCTATTGATGACTGTATGGGTGTGGCTATTGAGAAGTATGTCTCTATCCACAAGATTGTTAAAGGTCAAGAAGAAGGTATCTACCGCAAGGTAAAGGTTGGTACTGACTCGATGGACACGGACTTAGAGCCTACACAAGAAGTCTCCCAGTACGAAGATGACAAGGTAAAACTACTTACTTACTATGGCTTAGTCCCTCGTGAGTACCTAGAACAGTTGGAAAACGAAGATGGTGAAGTAGAAGATTTCTTCCCTGATGACACTATTCAGGACGAGTATTCCGATCTAGTTGAGGCTATCGTAGTGATTGCCAATGATGGTGTTCTTCTGAAAGCAGAAAAGAACCCATACATGATGAAGGATAGACCGATTCTTGCTTATCAGGATGACACAGTTCCTAATCGCTTGTTGGGTCGTGGTACTGTTGAGAAGGCTTACAACTCACAAAAGGCTATTGATGCCCAAGTGCGTAGCCACTTAGATTCTCTAGCGCTCACAACTAGCCCAATGATGGCTATGGATGCTACTCGCCTTCCTCGTGGTGCTAAGTTTGAAGTAAAGCCAGGTAAAGCAATCCTGACAAACGGCAATCCCAATGAGATTCTGTTCCCGTTCAAGTTTGGCAATACTGATGGTTCTAACCTGACAACTGCTAAAGAGTTTGAGCGTATGCTTTTGATGGCAACAGGAACACTTGACTCTCAGGGAATGATTACTGCTGTCTCTAGGGATGCGGGTCAGGGTGGTATTTCGATGGCTACAGCCTCGATTATCAAGAAATACAAGCGTACCTTGGTGAACTTTCAAGAGGATTTTATGATCCCCTTCATCACCAAAGCCGCTTATCGGTATATGCAGTTCGACCCCGAGCGTTACCCTACTGTGGACATGAAGTTTATTCCCACGGCTGCACTTGGAATCATCGCTAGAGAGCATGAGCAACAACAATTCATTGCGCTTTTGCAGACTCTTGGCCCAAATACGCCTGTTTTGCCTATCATTCTGAAGGGAATCATGGCTAATTCATCTCTGTCTAACAGATTTGAGTTGATTCAGATGTTGGATGAGATGAGCAAACCTGATCCACAAGCACAGCAGATGCAACAAGCACAGGCTGAGTTGGCTATGCAAGCGGCACAGGCTCAGATTGCTGTTCAAACTACACAAGCAGAGCAAAATCGTGCTGAAGCTGCTAAATTGTTGACTGAAACACAGTTAATGCCTCAAGAAGTCCAAGCTAAAGTGATTGCATCAACCACTAAAAATCTACCAGAAGGCAATGAGTCTGCTGAGTTTGATAAACGGGTGAAAATTGCTGAATTGATGCTTAAAGAAGAAGACATTAAGAACAAAGGAAAGATTGTTCAGATGCAGATGGCAGAAAAAGCTAATCAGAGCAAAAAGGATGAAGACTTCCTTAAAAGCATCATAGGTGATTGATGGACGCCAAAAAAATATTGCTGTCTGGCGCATCAACTGAGGCAAAACTGGCAGCTATTGCCATTTTACTTGGTAAAGAACTGCCTGAAATCCGAGCAAAAGTCTACGAAGTTAAGAAGCTACAAGGTCCACAAGGTGAACGTGGTGCTAATGGCAAGGATGGTCTTGACGGAAAAACTGGACCGCAAGGAAAAAACGGTGTTGATGGTCGTGACGGCAAGGATGGCAAAGACGGTGACGATGGAGACACAGGTATTTCTATCGTTGGGGCAAAGATAGACTTTGATGGCTCTTTAATTCTGACATTTTCTGACGGCACTATTACTAACGTAGGTGAAGTTGTAGGTGAGCGTGGCGCTTCTGGTTTGACAGGCGCACAAGGACCAACCGGACCAACTGGCACTACTGGTCTGACTGGACCAACAGGTGCTACTGGACAGATTGGACCTACTGGAGCTACAGGAATTCAAGGTCCGACAGGCCCTCAAGGTTTGCAAGGTATACAAGGACCAACAGGTCCACAAGGCGTTCAAGGCATACAAGGTATACAGGGTGATCAAGGTATCCAAGGCCCGACTGGAGCTATTGGACCTACAGGTCCTACCGGAGCGACTGGTCTAACCGGTGCTACTGGACCTACTGGCTCTACTGGATTAACTGGACCAACCGGACCTACAGGAGCTACCGGCTTAACAGGGGCAACTGGTCTAACTGGTGCTACAGGTTTGACTGGTGCTACAGGTCCCACAGGAGCCACGGGTTCTACCGGAGCAACTGGTCCTACGGGAACAAGTGGCCCAACTGGTCCTACTGGTCCACAAGGGCAAGGCATCATAATTAAAGGTGCTGTTGCTACAGTTGGCGATTTACCATCATCAGGAAATACGGCTGGTGATGCTTATATTGTTGAATCCACAGGAAATTTGTATGTTTGGAACGGAACATCTTGGACAGATGCTGGTCAGTTAGTTGGACCAACTGGACCAACGGGTGCTACAGGTCTTACTGGCGCAACTGGTCCGGCAGGTGCTGTAGGTCCAACGGGACCAACTGGCTCAACTGGTTCTACAGGCGCTATTGGTCCAACTGGCGCAACAGGTGCTACTGGTAATACGGGATTAACCGGACCAACTGGTCCAACAGGGGATGTTGGCCCTGCCGGTTCTATTGGGCCAACCGGTCCAACTGGTATGATAGGACCTACAGGAGCTATCGGTCCTACAGGTGCTACTGGAGCAACAGGATTAACCGGTCCGACTGGGCCACAAGGTAATATCGGTCCTACTGGACCACAGGGTATCCAAGGTATCCAAGGCATACAAGGTATTCAAGGGCCAACAGGTCCAACGGGTAATCAAGGTCCAACAGGTTCTACAGGGCCAACAGGTGCAATAGGACCAACAGGTGCGGCTGGCGCAGGTTTGCTTAATCTTGATGGCGGGTATCCCAACAGCG